AATGAATATCTTTCATAATTGCAAGTGGGTACAAAGTGCACGGCGTCGTATTCAAATTCGATTTTTGCACCCGCTTCGTCGTCTATGCGGTGCAAACGATCGTCCTCAAAGACGTAGAATCCGTTACTTTGACTTGTGGTAAGGCATACGAGATGCAATTTTTTAATTGCATACTTGTCTTGGTGTGGTGCAATATAATCGCCCGGCATGTAACGTTGAATTTGAATAAACTGATAGAAGTCCTTCAGGTCTTCATCCCATCCGCCCCCTGAAAAGATTAAATTAACTAATTCTTTTGGCATGTCTTCACTTAGAAGACTAGAGAATCGTGAGCTATGGCCATAGGTATCTCCGTGAGAAAGATGACCTTCTCTTGGTCTAAAAAGTTCTGCTATATGCGGTTGTTGGACATATGCCACGATGGCGTCTGCGTTACGTTGAAATTTTGGAATAGTAAGAGGCATTAGAGTTCTAGTATATGTTGTAATGTATTATCACCAAGCATGATGTCTTTGGTCGAGTTATAATAGTGTTCAGGTACATTATATCTATTCAGATAAAGAGGATTATCAATTTTATTGTTTGCCACAGATCCACTAATAACAGATTCCGATACATCCGTAAATTCCTTAATGTATTTGGATGGATCTTTAACGTATCTCGCTACATCAAATTGAAGAGCAAACGACAAATCAAAAACACCAGTTCTGCTTGCTTGTTCGAATTGAGATTTCCAACTTCTTACATGCGAATCATTCGTCAAAATAAACCGATTAATATCCTGAAGAGACAAAGATGCACTTTGCATTGATTCAATGGTCTTGTATAGAATATAATCATAAATGCTATATTTCAAATAAATCAATGTATATCGAAAATCTCCAGGAGGCAACTTTGAAAACACAGGCAACATATTGAGAGGATATGCTGGTAGATATACTGCTGTATGCGGAGATGCTTTGATTCTCTCTTTGATATTGATAACAGTACCAACATCTAATGATTCTGCCGGAGTACCAATAATATTAGTAGAACTAGCCACATTGCTTAGTGATCCAAATATGTTTAATATTCGGTCGGACATGTAAGTTGGTAATCCGAAAAATATATATTTCATAATTCTGTTGCCTCCTGAATATATTTTAGGGTGTCTGTGTAATATGACTGCGAATATAATCGCGAAACCACCGCACGACACCTATAAGCGAATCGAATCAGGTTATTATAATTTTTCTCAACAACGCCAAACAATCCTGCGTAACATTCTTCACAAGGCACAAAATTTTCAGGACCATCCATATTCTTGGTCTTGAAAAACAAGCTATTGTCGTCAGTCAAAAATTGCATACTGCCTCCAGAAGGGGATGATAAAATCGGCACAGAAAACATAGCGGCTTCTGCTAGATACCTACCAGAATAATTAGTACGATGATTAGAACAAATTAAATGACTATTTTGTAACAGTCCATAATATTCCTCTGTCGGAAGCTTGCCAATATATCTAATATTAGCAATTGGCATAGTTTTTACAATATTAGGATGCGGATCGTAATTGAATTTAAATGTGACTGTATATTTTTGAGATAAGCCTGATTTTAAAATATATTTAATCAGCGCCAAAGTGTCGCTAGTGTCGTAATATTCTTCCTTTTGGAATAAAAACGTAATATTAAAGGTGTGCTTAGAGTCGATATAAGACGAATTATAATTTTTTTGAAATACTGTGGGGTCAAAAGGTTTTATGAGCGTGAAAGAATTGGGATAGTCGGATTCCCAATAGCTAGATGGTATGACATGAATATTTTTTTCTTTTAAATATTCTTCATATTGTACGATATCCATGATGCTATTTAGAACAGCAGGTATACATATTCAAATCAAAATTCTTTTCCAATTTTAGTTACAATTTACCTATTATTCTTCTACACCATCCTTTTGATTTTGAATGAGGATGAACAGCCCAATATGCGGGTTTTGTGTCTGTTGAAAATTCGCGCCATATTTTACAATACCCGTCGGGATCTCTTCGCATTAATGCGATTTCATCTATATTGGCATCGCTGCGATAAAGGACGTCGTTATTTGTGCTGTGGAATGTAATCGACCAAAAATCATAATCGTCTTCGGCGAACTGACTGCAACTAATATCAATACAATGCTTAAAAATCGATTTAAAGCTATCGAGCCATAATTTCTCACTGATATACTCAGTTGGGTCTGGTGGATTATGTTTTTCTAAAGTATGCTTCTGTACAGATCTTTTTTCAAAAAGAATACCTGCATATTTTTCATAATCTCTCAGAGTTCTTGATTTGCCAAATCCGTATACACCATCATGACCTTCTTGCGTGATGCCGTCTATACCAAACAGTTTGCGATTGGTGGCATGTGATTTAATATTCTTTTCGGCCCATTTTTTATCATCGTCCCAATGCTTTGTTCTTTCTTTTCTCGTATATTCGTGCCATATCAATACCCGATGTGGGTGAAACAAATCATACCCGTGAGTATACGCCCTTGCTGCTATTGAAATTTCTTCTCCGTGAAAATAGTAATCGGGGTTATGTTGTACTACCTTTGCAAATTCGCCAGACGTGAAGCAAAAATGAGCGGAGTAAAATCTTGCGGGGACTGGTTCTTTTAGTTTTTCCCAATCAGGCATCACCTCCGGCACGAAGAATACAACACCTTCTGGGGAAAATCTGTCAAATGACATTCGCCAAGGCACACGCACTCTTCCCTCAGGGTCATTGGCGGGATTAAATGATGACGCATATGCGGTTAATAGAGGTTTTTTATATCCTCTTTTCTTTAAATCTTCTATCATTTCTATCATTTCGAAATCCCAATTCTTTTCAAACCGCATATGAGAATCAATTTGCAAAGTATATTCTTCCGAATCATAAAGTTGCTGTACTGAATTGCGCGCCCAGCACACACCCTTTGATTGTTCATATGGAATATCTATAATTTTAAAGCGAGTATCGTTTTTATACTCACTCAAATCATCGAATTTGTCCGCAGGATGATATTGCCGTGCGATTGCAAATACTAAATTTTCAGGAAATTTTGAATTGTCGATACACGATTTAAGGGTATGGCGCAATTGAGGGTCTCTATACGACGCTATCTGAATAAAAATGCGACTAGACATGATAGTATATTAAATTATATTCAATATATTCTATTTCACTCTAAATTATTCTGCTGAGTTACACGGGCGTCGGGGTAGGTGTCGGCGACGGTGATGTAGTTACTTCTACTGATGTGTATCCGCCAGGACCAACCTCATTTACTGCGCGGACGTAAATCGTGTATACACCATAGCTTCCTACATCAATAAGTAGAGGAGGTTCAGTCTCCACTGCATCTGTCCAAATTGTATAAGGATCAAGTGGATCACTTAGTGTGTATTGGTATATTGTGATCGGCGATCCGCCATCATATGGTACTGTGAAGTAAAGTGCAGCTAAAGTATTGCTAGTATCGTATGTTATTGACGGTATCGTCGTTGGGATTGTAGGCACAATTGGTACAATTGGTACAACTGGCGTGGCTGTTGGTGTGGCGGTTGGCGTAATCAAGACATCATTGCAATACGAGTTATATGTTGCGCTATCGATGATAGTAGTATTTCCTGTTGTCAGGGTTATGATGGTAGCGATATCTGAGCGCAATCCATATGTAACGGCGTAATATTCACCGTTATAAATAAGATACTGACCGCTGTATACAAATCCATCTGCTGCATCTACCCCGTATTTGATAGTAGAGCCGCACATTTGCATAACTAAAATTTCACCACAATCACCAAATCCAACACTAGCATTGGTTATAGTTGCTGGATATAATGTAACCGGACCGATATAAGCAATTGAATCTGTTTCTTCTCCGTATAATTGGTTTCTTGAACCTCTCAATGTTTTGCGATACCTTTTAAACTCGACTTCAATTTCAAAATAGAGATTATTTTCTTTTAGGTATGTATCGGTCTCTGATGCAGTTTTACCCATTACAATGGATGCTAATTCGTCTAATTGATCGTTTGCAAAATTAAACCACGAATCCCCTACATACCATTCATCTAATATTTTCGAATAATTTTCAACATAGTTAAAATTCCAGCTTCTTGATTTTTGGGCATCAGCGGCAAATGTTTGTGAGCTTAATACATTAGCAACGGCAATATTCCAAAATGAATATCTGCGCTTACATGTTTCTACTGGCTTATTAGTATAGTTGATATTAGGACGAACATAATACTCGGCACCTCTAACGCTGTAATCAGGCAGTGCAGATACAGAGAATAGAACAGTGGCTTGTTTTATTTTTTCGCCTGCTTGATATTCTGGTAATTCATATCCATATTGATATACATCTATTATGGTGACATTTTCAATCAACTGGGATGTTTGAGGAACTATCGACACATAATAGTAATTTCGATTATCGAGATTGATATATACGACAGATCCTAGATATGGTTTGAGTAATGGATTCTTAGAATACAATACAGTCTTTGATGTATTAAAACACGACGGTGTTAATTTGTAAAGCAGTGTATCTTTAGGTTTTGGGATTTCTTGTGAATTACAATCTTCATAAAGATCTACAACAGTATACTCTTCTGTTATCTGCTGATTATCGTAAACTACCTTTTCAATATACCATCTTACTCCTGGATACTCTGCAAGAGTAACAGCCTTGCCTGGGATTAAAATGCGTTTATTATCAATGACAAATAATTCTTTTCGAAGAGTTCCGTTAACAACATCTGGGCATGGCTGATATTTCCAACAGCAATTTGTCAATTTGATTATAACGGGTGCTGCTCTATTGATTCTATATTCACACCCACATTCGCAATCTTCAGATGATGCTACTACAGTCCAGTCACCAGCAAGACCATCTATTTGCACTGTAGTATCAGATCCAGCATAAAATTGGAATTCATCATTTGTTGCTACGATTTTTTCCTGAGTAAACGTATTGGTTAGGATATAACAAGTATCACTACAACCTTTCTTTGTTGTGAAAATAGGATTAAGATTTGTAGTGATTGCTTTATCTGCAACCGATACTTTACTTACTAAGAATCTTTGATCTGGGTATTTGTCCAGAACAACCCCAAGACCTACTAAATGGCTATAATCATTAGATGAATAAAAAGCAAGACCAGGAACTGAACAAGATGCAAATTTATAATAATAGCTAAAACCTTCTGGTTCTGGTTCACAAACCTCAATGACGGACTCTGGGCAATAAAAAGGATTCATTGTAGGCCAGTATTCCCATTTGAGTATGGGGTATCCTGTCTTGATAAATCGACCCATTAAGAATCTTTCGTTATTGTTAACCGCATTAAATTTGGATACAAAATACGGTGCCAGGATAGGATTCGGTCTATTTGTTTCATCTGCATATTGTCTTAATGCAAATACATATAAATCATTCAAACGGCAGTCTGCAGATTCTGCTGGAAACGTAGTTTCGAGCCATTTTGAAATAGTTGTTGCGAAGGTGGACCGGTCTGTTATTTTGATTGGGCAAAATACTGTTACAGGCTTTACTGCGAAACATGAAGTCGATCTGGTTATCGACACCATATCGTTTAACGATTTGTATTTTTCTTTACCTGTAGATGTATCAAGCAAATATGCAGTTGTTGCTACAATATCCTGCAGAATCGGAACAGCTTCAGATATTTTTTTTGTCTGTGTGTATATAACACCCGTTTGTTTATCTATCCACTTAAAATGATCATTGATAAGCACAATGGCCGAACCTGCGCTTTCAGTGTCTTTAATTTGTGGATACGAACATGACATGTTAGCTACTTAAAGGAGTGGTCGTAACATACTGCCAGCGAGATCCGCTATTGTTTACAAATTTATAGTAATTTTGGTAAACGGCTGGAATGTAATTCACTATAGATGAATTCAGATTTTCAAGACCTGCAATTTGCGCTAATAATGATACCGAGGTGCCTCCTGCTGCATCAAATCCTGTAGCTTTATTATCGCGTCTGCTTGCCACGTTATTGCGGTCATGGCCGATTACTGTTCTTGTATTAGTTACGCAACGACCTCGAATACTGCAGCTACGATAGCTCCAGGTAACAGCAGCTCGGCACTTAGCTGTCAGGTATCTTGTATCTGGTGCGATTGTTTCTAGATCTTTATAGAACCCCAATGTAAAGACAAATATTTCTTGGCCTTTGCAATAATTCGTTACTGTATTCGAATCAATAGTAGCCGTAACAGGGAAGTTAGAATTTAACCACGATGAAATGCTGTTAATGAATGTAGTTTGATTAATGGCATTATTATCTGGTGTCAATGGGAAAATAAGAGATATTGGTCTTAACCAACAAGCACTATATGAAGATACGGTGGTATACGCATCGTTCCAATTTGCAGAGTTTGATTTTACAACAGTTGCAACATCCGCCCATGTGCTGGAAGTCTCTTTGGCTATTGTGTATAAAGCATTCCAATATAAATCAGCCGATAGAGAAATATTGGTTAGCTTGTAATCAAGCAACGCAAAATTTTGATTAATTGTCGACAGGGTATTGCCTGCACAGATGCGCGGGTCAATTGATGTAATAGATTCGCTAAATGTCGGCATAAAATTATAATGGGGATTGTCGGGCGCTCGTGGATAGAGTATTGCTAAGTCGGCTCACCATCTAGTCTCTGCACCTTTCTAATAATACTGGGACTTTTATTAGAGTTGGCTCAAGATTGACTCCGAAGAGTTGTCCCTTGAATTCACCCGATATGGGCCGTGATAACCCTGCGCAGCAGCAAGTATTGTTATCGCAAAGCCGTTTAAACTTTGCTTCTACATGTCGCCATGCAGTTCGGACTATTTCTTCAATCCCCATATAACCTATTTACCGGGTGTCTTTATTTTATTGCCACCTATATTATAAAATTAATTGGTAATATGTTTTCTCCCAAGAACCTACTGGTTTGGCGTTAGTAATCCATGTGCCTGAACTCGTTGATTGCCTATATCCATTGAAAACTTGACCGGATCCAGACGGAGGATACACCCCAGGTGCAGTAGAAGCAGGAACATATGCAATTCCTCTCGAATATCGACAAATTCGGCTGTTGTACTCCGCATAATTGCTGCCGCCACCCCCATACCCAGGGATATCAATGCCATATTGTAAATCTCTCAAAAGATATTGAGTATAGCCTGCTAGGTTAGTTATATCGATAGTCGAAAACTGATTATTAGGATATGTACTGATAAATGCGGCATATTCAAATGAAGTACCGATTGTAACTAATGCACTATATCTAAATAGGTAAGAACCTAAATCAGAGAAAAATCCATTATTAACAGAAGATAAGTGATTAAGGTATCCAAAAGATTGCTGGGTCATTTGTGTAGCTAAAGGCACTATCTTGGATGACAGTGGAATTAAAGCTTGTCTGTCTGTATCAGTCACACCAAAGTCCATCAATCGTTCGCTCTCCAATGAAGCAAGTCTGGTCATTGAACCTCCATCGTTTGTTGTTCCTATATGAATACCAGTGCCCATGCCCTCGAAATGGACGCTGTCCACAGACACCCCGTCACCTTGATAAATTAATATTCCAAATAATGGCCAAGTTCTTATGTATGGGAAAGATGCAGTTAGCGCTGCTGATGTGGTAGAACAATCTATTGTCCCAGTTTTAATATTACAAACTGATGTATTTTTATTAATAAAGATAGGTATCGCTCCACGACGGGTTGCTTCTTTAATCCAGAAATTCTGAATTTGCAATCCATTGATAATACCACCATCTTGTTTCGTCGCGTCGCCAGCATTACGCCAAGTGTCATACATGCCGCCGCCAATTCCCATGCCGGAAAAATACTGAATATCCACATCACGGATAATAGTATTCTCTTCGACATTATGTTTCCATGAAATTCCGCTAATTCTTTTAGTTGGATTATTAATTGTAGCCTCCGCAGCAACGATGGTCATGCCTTCTACACCACTCCAGTATCGCGCCCCGCCCCCACCAGACATCGGAGCTACCCCAGACCAGTAGCTCCCGTTTCCACCCCCAATCCAAAATAGAGAAGAAGCACAGCTGGCTGTTTCCATTTCAGTATCTAATGTGATTGGTGTGGCGAATCCTGTAGTTGTACCTACAAATGTAGTCCCAGAAAGAACTATTGATGTTAATGCCACTGCTGCTGTTGTACCGCTAACTGTATGGGTGCCGTTATACAGTGGCGAATTTGTTATGCGTGCCTGGCCGCCGCTTAAAAATTCAAATGAGCCACCGGTTGGGGTAATTAATTTAGTGCCACCAGGGACAGAACATGCAGCAGTAAAGTTGGTAGTCCCGCTGTATTTCATGAAATTACTCCAAAATCTGAATCGGGTCGTTGGTTGCCAAGTATCAGATGTCCATAATTTGGATGCGATTATTTTAGTAGCATTAGAACCAGCACCCTTAAATCGAATTGCTAATTCTGTAGCATCTAGCGGCCTTCCGACATAATAAATACCAGCAGCAAAGCTGATAGTTCTGCCGATACTAAAGGACGGATCTGATGTACGAATAGCGCAATTTATTGCAATATCATGTCTACCGTCGTGCACTGTAGACCCCTGTAGACCCCACCACTCCGGAAATATTTCACTATTTCTCATTGTGCCTTTTATAGTACTAGCCGGCCAGTTGCTAAATATTTGCACCCGAGGGGCTACCACCTCGCCCTCGATAAACAAAATAGTTAAACCTGTTCTGATGAACTTATATCCATTAAAAATGATAGAACATCGCGCTGGAATTGAAAGATTGCCCGGCGCGCTAAAGGAAATATCTTTGCCTAGAATTATAGTCTGAATTGATGAGTTGTTTTTAGCTGCTATGAGTTCGTCATACGTCGTAACAAATGCCTGCGACCCGCCGGCCCAAAAGCTAGAATTAGAACTAACTAACGAAAATAGAGGCAGACTATTATTTAAATTCAACAATGTAACTCGACCAAATCCATCTGCCCCTGGCTGGCCATTATCACGATAAATCAACATCTGGGCCGATGAGGACAAAGACGCTAACGAAGATAGATCCGTAAAATTAACAATACATGCCATATAATTGTATTTACTTAATGGATTAGCTTGACAAAGAATAAAGTGACAAAATACTAGAATTACCACCCAAGGAAAGAACAGACCCATTCGGAGAAAGTGCCATATAACCTTGATGTATTTCTGGAATGCGTGTGCCGCTAAGTGTTACCACTTCGCAACAACCACTACCAACAGATGACATCTGTTCCCATGTTCTACCACCAATACCAGGACTATCTGATCTCAATTCAATAAATGAGATTGGATTTACGATACAATTCTTTTTAACTGGATCATAAGATCCCATCGATGCCCAAGACCAGCACCAGCTATTTTTACACATATCAGATCCAATGATTGTGTCAAGAGATACTCTTAGTTTATCAAGATTTGCATACAGATGCTTAATTACCCGATTGATAACGTCTGTAAATACAAGCTCATTTTGTCCAATGAAACATTGGCTGAAATCGAATTGCGGTAGTTCTGCTGTCAACATCGGTTCCATATCAATAGATATATTACCAGCAAGATCGATGCTTCTCACATATTTGGAATGTATGTTTTTGGCGAGCAATTCGAAATTATCTTTGATTCTGTTAAATACGACATTATATACCCAGTCTTGAATCAAATCTTGTTCTTCGATCAAAATATCATCAGCTTTCCATAGTGCACCTTCAATATCATTTATAATGCTCTTGATTGAAACAAAATCTGTATTTTTATAGATTGATCGGGTGTCGATAATATAAACGCCTCTACCATACTGACAGATGCTATTGAGTTGAGTTACATATGGCGTATATAAAGGCATAAAATATCCGAGATAATACCCCTGAGACGTAATCTTGGATATGTGTGTATTATATACGATATAAATTATACCATCATCAATATTATTAGCATGTATTTTAACAGGAGTGCCTGCAAAAGGATTGGCGATGCCTGATATTGTGCTAACATATTCGCCTGTGTTATTGAATGTGTATATCTGGCCATCTGCTGTTAATACATATACATTCGCTGCAGTATCTGTAGTGATGGATACTAAATTATTCTTCATTACCCATTCCCCGTGAGAAATGTTATAGAAGTATTGCATCTTATCATTATAAACTTTAATGACATCATTATTCTTGTCAATCACGTATATCTTGCCTAGATTATAATGGATATCAGTCGGGGTGTTAAATCGATATGGGCGATGAGCATTGCCCAAACCACCGATTTTGTTTAAAAATGTAAACGTTCCAGTACTATATTCGATGCTGTAGACATATACGCAATGATTCGCGGTGTCTGTTATGTATATTTCTCCATCGTCATTAATAGCAATGGAGTCTAGCTTCCCTACGTAATCTTTTTCTCCGACGAGATTAGTATCGTTTAATTTTCTCGAAAGTCGATCCAAATCATATATTTTAATACTATCCGTGATTGTATTATCTGTATTCCGATCAATTACAATTAATCTATCATTGTATATCTTGGCATCTTGTACGTCATGAAATTCAGTAGCGTCGAATTCTGGGAAAACATTAACCCAATCTGATTCGGATACATCATTCCAACGATGGCCTTTGCTATTCTCCGCTCCTAACCATTTATTAAACAATACTGGCAACTTGGTATCATTAAGTTTTGATTTATTGATCAAATAATCAAAATTAGCAAGCAATTTCTTGAGTGAACTATTAATATTATTAGCATTGGCAATCTCGTTTGGTGCTACATAGATTTGATCCAAACTATAAGGGAATATTAATTGTTCGTTGTATGTTCGTGCATTTTTGTCAAACGTGTCAAATGCATTAACTACATTGATAGCTCTATCATATTTCGATTCAATTGTCGTTTGAATTGATGATAGGAGCCCGTATGTATTCGCAGATACGGAGATAGAATATACACCAATGTCATTAAGGTTGTTAAACGCAAACGTTTCAGTTGATGCTGGATATACTTGTGTCTGGCCATTAAATGTTATTGATATCGAGCCCAATCCATAATCAGCACCACCACAGTTTGTATTTTTGTAATAATTTTTGATTGTCAATGCAGACCCAATAGCATAATAATCTTCATCCCAGAATAGATTGAATGTTGGTATCTTAATCGCCGTAATTGTGTCTACTCTTGTAGATGTTGTTGTTTTACCAATTTCTACAGAATTGTACGCATTAGTTACTATTGTATCTGTAGATGTGATAGCCAAGACGGCACAGTTGTATGAGTCTGGATCTGTGATGATATTATCAGGAATTGTAATGGTGTTATTGTTAAATCCAGAGACTAAGCTATACTCAATCGGTCCATATGTTATTGATTGTTGTGTATCCAGACTACGAATGTTTACATATGAGGTAGTAGTACCCCCAACAACATATTCGCCTTTATTATTTGAAGTAAATACAGCTGCATCATATAAACTACTAATTGAATCCGAATAAAAATATACATCTGCAGGCTCTGCTGATATCACAGGCGTTGCCAAATCGATAAATTGCAATGGCTTGAAATAATCAGACGTGACGCTAGAGTTTGCTGTATAAATTACATTATTGCGATCTTGTAGTAAGTTAATTGCATTTTTAACATTGACATATGCAGTTTTATTATCATCATAATCCGCTCTCGATGTAAGAGCAGTTAATGAAGGGACTACATCTAGCTGTAGATAATACCCCTTGACAGATATAGCAGATAATGTACCCGCAGTTCCTTTGATTGTGGCTGATGCAATTGGTGAATTGGTTACATATTCCTTTTCGTTTCCAATGGTCCATGCATATGTTTTATATCGTGTTCCGAACGAGCTTAACACAAGTGTTTCTGTATGGCCATTTCCAACGGTTGTTAATTGTGTATTAACTGTTATTGAGTTTAGAGTGTTGACTGCTGACGGTCCTTGGTTGGTAAATGTATTAACCGTCCACACCTTTGCACTGAGCTCATTGACAGATGCTTGTGGTGATACATATACATAGAGTGGTTTTGACTTCAGAATAGCATACTCTCCATTTTGATATGTAAATTTTGATGATAAATTAAACGTACCAATGCCGGCGGATAATCCAGATAGTGTAGAGGATGTAAATACCAATTTTTGCGTCGCAGATGCGACTGAGTATGTAGTAGATAATGCAGATGTTGATATCCATCCATGTTCGACTTGTGGTACAGTCAACGGAGTTAATTCTGCTGTAAATGGTTGTGTTATTGAGCTCAATACGACAAGCGTATTAATTGTATCAATATTGCCAATATAGAATGCAGATCCGGCAGTACCTGCGATTGCAATATTAAATTTAGAATAGAATATATCTTGACTTGGGAAATAATTAACTGGCAATTGTATTACTTGCGTTGGTGCAATACATGCTGGGGTGTGGAATGTTTGAATAGTAAGTCGATCTTTTTCTGGTGCAACTACATTGAGAGTTTTAGGCATCAATGTTTTGACTTTGTAATAGGCCGTGTTTCTATTGTCAACACCCAAAGGAATTTCTTGCTCATTATTTCCGTTATTGTCACATTTAAATAAAAGCGAAACACCTCGGATGCTGTCGACATTAAATGTGGTATTCTCGTATACTGGCGGATTATAGATTCTATTGTTTTTGATGAAGTAGTTTCTTAATAGAAGACTATTATCAATATCACTATCATATGATACAACACTAAGTCTGCTAACAACAGTACTGCTGTAACTGTATTGAGGTGTTAATAGATTTGTTGTGTTGTCTTGACCTAAATCCGGGTAATATATCATTTGCCCTGTCAAGATATTATTAGTAACTCCATAGTTTGACAAGGAAGCTCCTGTAACAGAAACACTGACAGTTATTGGATTAACTCCAATTTTATCAATTATAATTTCATTAGCATATGTTGCTTGTGTTTTGCTATGCGATGCAATTGTTTTTACAATTGGTGTTCTGGTGAATGTATTTGGTATTTCTGTAGGCTCGAGCGCATACTCTACAACATTAGTGTATAGAGGTAATGTTTGGAAACTTACATATGGCATCGCAGACATATTCACTACATTTGATGTGCCTGCTGCTGCGGTTATTGGTATAAATTTCGTTGTTGCATACGTTCCGTCAATATCTAAGAATTGAACATTCCAAATAATAGAGCACGCGCTCGCACTACTGGATGCAAGCATATCTTCGATCGCAGGTAATGCTTTAATTCTGACAGAGTCCGTAGCATCATCATCTGTTGTATGATAAAAATTCAACACCATTGAATTATATGCTGCTGTTGGATACACAGTAAACGGATCCGCTCTATATTGTAGCTGTCTGCCTAATTTAGGTGATTTATAGATATATGTTTTTGATTCTTTGATTGGTGTGGTGATATCATCATATTGGCATCCAATAACTTGTGAGTACATCTTCAATTCATAATCAACTTCTACTGGCGAATCTGGTGGTGTGATGATGCAGAATTTAGATGATAGAGGGACAAGCGCGGAGGTGAATCGATGTGTTTGTGGGTTGAGTGTTAAAATTCTGCCGTCATATGGCTCAATAGTCGCGCCTATGGTTTTGTCGTAAATTGTATTGCCTGTCGAATAACGAATATTCAGCATACCGACTTTATTATCGATCAGGTTAAAATTGCGGAAAAAGTTATTAAATACAGTCTCATTCGCATTGGTGTTAAATGCATATACATACTCAAACAATGTGCCAAGTTCTTTTTCTGCAGTTGCAAGATAATACGCAATCGATATGTAATTTGTGCTACTATAATTTGGATTCAACGTCCCTTTGATTAGCGTTGGATAATCAATCGCAGTTTTGATTAGCGATATCTCATAATTGAATCTAGCGTAGTTTTGATCGGCGTAGTATTTAAGAATTTCGTCATATTTCGTTTGTGTTATGGCACCGCGGCGCAGTGTGTCTTTAAATGCCTTGACATACAAATCAAATACAGTCTCAAGACCAAGACTGAATATCAATTTAACAATATTCAAATTGGTACCCAAATATGCAGGATTACTTAATGTTAATGACGAAGCAACATCATATGCGGCAGGCCAGGCTGCAAAGACAAAGCTCTTGGTCAACAAATCTATGATAACGTTATATTCCTCTGCAGTAATACTTGTGCTTCCGATTAATTTGCCAATACTGAATAAATCATTTGTCAATACAAAGCTGAGAGTATCATTTCCAGTAGACCCTGCAGCTGCTAGAGATGAGAGAACGGGGCTCAGTTCCGCACACAGACTTTCAATTGGAGTCTTAAATTCATTCGCAGTACTACTCGACGTCGACTGCAAGATATATGCACGACACTCTTCATTAAACGTGGTCTGTACATTTTTGAAATAATTGCCTGTTGTGGTGAGCTTGTAGAATATTTCAGTATCGAAATCATCCAGGGATATGCTCGATCTCGATACTCCAGCCAATTCTTTTATTGTTTGCTGTATGAGATTAATGAATACTTTAGCACCGCCATTAATAAATGATATAGATTGATCAAATATAGATGTTTTAATTGCGGTATTTAATCCGTACAATTGTAATGCAATTTTATTATCATCGTATAAATCAGATGCATCTGTTTCATAGAACAATGCAACATCTCTTAATGACATTGACAGATCTCCTGACAAGAATGCAGTTTGAGCTGAAATCGCACTAGTTTCGACTTGATATGTTTGGTTTGCAGATCTTCTTAGTTCGTATGGATATGTTATGTCATACACATTCATAGACACTTCATATGGTGTTAATTGCCCGTTTGATTCAATTTTATATACAGATAGAGTCGGTGTTTGAGTTCTATTGTCTACTTTAGTAACCGCACCCAAGCAATTGAATTGCAAGTAGCCATAATATGCATCGCTTGAAGCGAATGGTAGTATTGTAGTGCCGTAATTGCTAACTATATGTGGTGTAATAAAAGCAGAATTGCTTGTCACAGCTGTTCTAGCACTTAGGGTGTTAAACACCATTTGAAGCCCGTTGACTTTTGATGTATTGGTATTTGAAGTTATTGTACTTGTGTATGTGAATAGCCACAGTGGCGTATTTGTCGAGCTGAATGAAATCGACGAAACGGCATTAAATGAAGTTAATGCATTCAAACCAATTTGTATCGATGATGCGTAATTATACGCCTTAATCGATGTGATTGTTGATGGATATGTTGGGTAGTCGTTTCTGTCTACAATCGATGACAAATTATATACGCTAACATCGTATCTTGCAAATACATTATTGCCTACAGTTCGTACACTTTTATCAATCAGGCTCAATTCATGATCGTTAGGAGATTGGCCAATTACTTGATACGTAGGATAGCCAGCAAAATCGTCATACTTGTTATCGTAAAATCCACGCAACAGCGCATTTCCTGTAAGTTTATATCCCGTGTTTAAGAAAAGAGCAAACGCACCAGTTTGATAATTAATAACACTTGTTGCGCTGTTAACAAAATATTCATTGAAAATTGGGTCCCTCCCTACAAGGTTACCAGAGACTGGATTAGCTCCCGTCATAGGAATGTCCCGCACAAATGCAGTTCCAGAGCTGATAACAGGGACTGTAACGGATGACAATTCTTTTAGCAATGTTTCGCGATATCCCGAACTATATCCATATGTTGCAGGTATTTCATCGAACGTATACTCACTATCTTTATAGAGAGGGCTGTCGTATGAAAATTCTAGAACAATGCTACCAGGCAGCAATTCTTCGCCTAGTGATTGTGACGCACCTGCTACTGATAATAAGTTATTCGAGAAAGACGACGCACCGTCTACTGTGGTTGCTACATTTACATCAACATGGCGATATACTTTTGGTGTGTTGATAATAGCACTTAACGCACTGATTTGATTCGTTGTAATTGGTGTATAAGATGCAGGCGAAACTGCATAATTCAAAAATGCAAAATTATATGGCGATGTATTTGCTTGGCCTGTTTCTAAAGTGCTACTTGTAAATAAGTCATATTCCCAATTTCTTAATCTCGCAGATAAATCGAGACGACCCGATGCAATAATTGCTGATGGTTCCCTATTGTCTGTATATGTTAAATGCGATGGTATAATGTAATATGCAGACCCTGCCGTTAGTGCCATAGATGCCAACTGATCTTGTTGCTGCCCTTCTGTTCCTGAAAATGTAAATATCGATTTATTAAATATTCTACTAGTAAAAGTCGAATGATCGTTAAACGGCAAATAAAGCCCGCTTGTTGTTGATTTGATTGTAAACGACGGCACCCCAGATAGTGTTGACTGTGCCAATTCTGTAATAACAGCTTCGACTGTTGCACCTGTTGTATATGTAAGTCGCGGCACAATTACTGCATTTAAAGATGCGGAATTGTGTATTCCGTCAATATTAATCGCAATCGTAAGAGGCGTATATCCCGCAATTGAATAAATGGGGCCCGAACCAGTAGTCGATAGTGCTGAATGCGTTACTCTGAACGATTCATTTGGCCAAGCAGTTAATGTCGAAACTTCTACAAACATCTCTAATATTTAGATGACGTATTGTTTATTCCCACACGATTTTGTTTAGTTTAGCACCAACGGGTGTTATCTTCGTCAATGCCTTGCAAATAGCGTCCTCAATTGATTCTTTTAAATCTTCACTATCCAAGTCGCTATTCAAAATGCGTATGTTGAAAATATTTGACTTAAACCCAGGAGTCCTGTGCGTATTGAACCTATCAATCGTCTCTATATATTGCCTTGTCGGTGCCGTGACGTTAAATTCGACTGGGGTGAATTTAAGTTTCTTTCTAGATAACACCAAGACATCTCTTTCAGATAGTGCGCAGGAATAAACTCTAATGTCATCGATCTTGCCCACCATAGTTGGTTTTTTATCTAAAAGCCATGTATATTCCTTTGTATCGTGACTATCGTTTGTGTTGCCAATATAAAATGTATTTTTATTAGTATAATCCAACATGTATTGGCCCTCCGCAAATGAAATACTATCTATTGTTTGCCCATCGACATATAGTCTGGCGACTCCATTAGCAGAATCAAAAGTAAGTGCTAAGTGGTGCCATCCTCTCGACAATGCGTTTGTAGGTGCTATAAGTTCTTTTGCCGATACGGATGTTCCGTTTGTAATTTTGAAATTGGCTGTAATATAATTTTTGTCATCCAAGCCAGGATTTAACAATTTGGCATCGCGATAAAAATTATATTTTGTGCAATATTTTGCGAAAGTCAAATTCAATTTGTTACGATCTCTGCCTGGATAATTGCCTGTGCTGAAATAATCGGTTGGTTTAATTATTTTCTCAAATCTGCCAGACGAAGAATATTTTATGATCGATTGTTTGTCCATAACCCAAATGAAATCCTTCCAACCAGAATTGGTGAGTTCACGAGTTATTGCTAATTTTTTAGGCCCGGAGGATATATACGGGTATGTTCTTTTTAGTAAAATACTACCGTCTTTGTCAAAATGGTAAAGTGTATCATCTTTGATCATCCACAAATTAAGATCACCATCTACTTTCAGATCGTCTGGTGATGTAATATGCAAAATGTAATTAATGTTATTTTTGATCAGGTTGCTTCCAAAATGATGCCAGTAGTTCCCGCTTAAATCCTCAAATGCTGTAGTACCAATATATGGTTGTATATTTGATGCACTGTCTATAAAAAATCCAGTAATATCAAATCCCTGCAGTGTTGATAATGGCAAGAAAGTATTTGTGAGAAATGCTAAAGGTTTAGTAGTCAGAAGGTCGCCATTTCGGTCATATTTTTTAAATACCTTGTTACTGCTATACACGTAAAAATTGTTGTATTTGTCATGTCTGGCATATTTGTATGTCGTTGCCGGGAGGTCAATAATATTCTCAAATACATTATTAATTGGATTATAGACAAATATTTTATTCTGATTATCGTCCAATATCCAAGCACGTCCTTCGCCATCAACGCTCATATCTGTAACCGCTGCATTTGTGCCTGGAATTGCTTTATCAAAAAGATATCTTCCTTCTGTATTTGTTACGAAAATATGACCGTATGTGCTATCAGTATAAATCAAGAAATCATCTTTAATTCCTGTGTGATATGATAAACCATAACCACCATTATAATAATTTCCAATTATTTGATCTGCTGCTGCATTTGACCAGTTGTCAAAATAAACCCACGCAGCCACGGTCAGGTTGTATTTTGCAAAGAATGATTCGCTTGCGGAATACGAAATATACTCACTGCCTGTAAATGTAAATTCCGAGTTATTAAACCTTGTATAGGTTATGTTATCTTCGGTACTATTTGTTGCGTTTTCAAGATTGGCTTTAGTCCAATTTTTAATTTCAAGGACCTTGTCACAATTATTGAAATCAGCATCTTCAATTAGCTTTAAGCTATACTCTGCGCCGATATGAAAATATTTGTACAAAACACCAGCCTCGAATGTCAATGTTGATGGCGCGTCTGAAATATACGGATTTGGTTCATCTGCAGTTAGTGCTAGCTTATATTCAATCTGTTGTGGATTATACCATCTATCAACCCATATAGACTGACAATTATTGCCACTCAGCCAACTGCAAAGCCATGTGCCGTTTCGTGTTGTAGAATTGCCATTGTTTGTGCTCGTTTCGTATCCGAATTGTGATTTCCAAATACGATCTGCTTTTATAGGAGATAGGCCAGCTATAGCACCAGCTTCAATCAAACCAGATGACGAAATTGGTACCGTTGATGTACCATATGGATAATGGAAGTATGTCAGCTTATCTGGTTCTAAATTAAATTGTTTCGTTGATGCACTATATGATGTAGTGACTTTATTATAAGCGTCATCGACAATATTATCACCTAGAGTAACTGTTTGGTAGTCCCGATTTAACACTACATCATTTCTTTTACTATATTTGTATTCTGGTGTGAAAAGATTCTTTAGAGATACCGCATTTGATTTTAGCTGTCCTGTATAGTCTGTGGTTGGTGTGTATGTGCCACTATCTTTGAACGATGTGGCGATTAAATAGTTATTAGGAAACGATTGACTCGATGCGATTTCCATGTCTCCGTAAATTGTGTCATTATTATCAATTACACTTTCATATTTTACATAGCGGCTCGAATTTAATGTATATGGCTTGATAGACAAATCTACATTTTTAAGCTTGAACAAATATGAATAGCAGCTATTGGCAGATAATGGGTTGTAGGTTTCAAAGGTCACCAATGATGTTCCTGGTGTTGATTCGTCATATGAAACCACACGATACCCACTAGTGTCGCACGTGCTACAAAATAATACAAGAGTGTTTGTGTCTGTATTCAGAATATATTTGAATTTTTGAAGATGTTCTATGTCGGAGTTATATACATCAAAATAAGCACATGCTCCAGTGGCGTCGACTGTTAGATATAAGCGCTGATTTAAATCTTCCGAAACAATGCTTAGTGCATCATCGTTTGTGTCAAACTCTAATTGGAATATATTATTCGTAGATTCCGCAGATGTTGCGATATTTGCAGAATCATACCGAGTTCTTGTTAAATAATACCCACTCGCTGAGGTCATAATACAGTTGCGTATTAAATTGTTTTGGTATTTGACCTCATCTCTTTTTGTTTCAATGGTTGGTGCCTCTATAAGATCAGTTAAAAATACAAGACTATTTTCGTTAAAATCCAAACTACGAATACATGATGCAAGATTATTTTCTGAGAAAATTAACCCATCGCTGGTACCAATAACGGCATCGCTTAAATCTAGCTTATTATTGATATAGCTAACGCTAACTGGTTTCCAGTCGATGTATTTTACTGCCATAGATTTATTTAGGGGTATAGTTTAATCATTGAAATACTTTGCACATAAAGAGCGATATGTGCTGTCTGAAGTAATCGAACTGTCAAAATTTGGATCTGCTATTACTGTATATATTTTCCCTGTTGTTTGATTTTCAAAAACTAAGAGCATTTCATTTTTGTTGATGTACCTTGTTTTGATTAGTCTTGTTGTGCTTCCATTGATAGATGATGCTGAATCTAGACGTATCGGGCCCACCGGCACGGCGTATGCGGTTGGTTGGAAAGTAGTGACGCTGTATGCAGAAATGCGGACCGTGAATGTTTTTTGATCTAATATGCTCTGTCTTGTATATGTTTTGGAAATATTATAATTACGCACATTCCCGGGATCTGCCGAAACTGGAAGTGCTGAGACGGCCGAAGCAGGTGCAGACGAAGCAAACCAAAAAACGGTCCTAGACGAACCATCCCCAAAATCAAAATATACCTTTGCAAGATTTGCGGGTGGAAGTGTGGACATTAAGAACGTTACAGTTATAGGCGACGTCCCACTGATTGCTGATATGCTTGTTAGATTGACATTTGCTGTCATACAAATATTTACGTTGCAAATCTTTTAAACAAAGATTATAATATTGCATGAAATATTTAATTTTAGGAATTGCGGGCAAAGCGACGTCAGGTAAAGATACTTTTTACGAAATATTGAAAAATTCTTTACCGGAATACCAAGTGCGGAGAGTCTCGATTGGTGATTATATTCGTATCGACATAAATCATCTTGGGTACTTTGCTAGTAACAATCTTAATGTTTTTAACTTTACGCCTGCGGAAAAAGAGGAAATCCGGCCGCTAATGGTGGAATATGCCAACCTAGTTCGCAGCAAATCAAAGGGCACTTATTTCTTAGATATAATTGATAAACAAATCGAGCACACCGTCACTCAGTCTGTAAATCGTTCGAAATACTATGATTCGGAACGAATTATAGGGTCGCAAACGAATCCCATCGATTCGACAAAACCGTTAATTTTGTGTATTACAGATATTCGTTTTCAAGAATATGAAAATGACGAAGTTAATTGGTTGCAGCAGAGGCATAATGGTAAATTAATCTATATCGATCGATACGATCTTGTTGATGGAAACAAAATGCCAATTTCCTTTATCAATGAGACTGAAAAGGAACAAATCCCTAAATTGATGAATCGAGCAGATATATGCATTAGCTGGCCAACCACTCCAGATCTTAACCTTAAAAATTATGTCACACCAATCGCAGACGAAATCCGACAAAATTGGTTGCCTGTATAAAGCAACCTACATAGAAAGATTCTTTATTATCCTTGATGAATCTGAGCTGAGTTTGACATTACTGATTTACCCAACCTATTCCAAAGCTGTTGTGTCTAAAACAGAATTTTTAGCTAGCATTGCACAAAAACAAGTTGAGTATATTGCAACCCTGCCGCAAAGTGATATCACAGATCTACAGAAGTCATATTCTGGTGACAAATTAGAACCATTCAAACAAGCATATGAAGATTATCATCGACGGAAACAATCTATTATTTCGAGCGAGCTTTGCGATTCCTGAATTTCGGAATAGTGACGGCGTGAATATTGCTGCAATCGCACAGAGTTTGAAAATGATTCGGTCGTATGCTATTGGATATGATACCAAGGATGTCATCGTTACATGGGACCAGAAGCTTGATTATGATCCAGCAAGACCTTCGTTCCGCAGTGAGTTGAATGATAATTACAAGCAGAATCGAAGCGACAACACGGCAGTGTATCATACCGTTTCATATATTATTGAGTTTCTTAAATATATGGGCGTTCCTTCTATATATCCATATCGAATGGAGGCGGACGATGTTATTGCATGGCTTTGCCAAAAAGAATCTGGCGCGATCACAGTCATTTCCGGTGATAAAGATCTTTTGCAGTTAGTAAATGAACGGGTTAGTGTTTTTAATCCATACCAGAAGAAAACATACACACATTTGAATTTTGAAAATGAAGTAGGACTTCCTATCGAACAATTTGTATTGTATAAATGTATTTTAGGGGATCCTTCCGATAACATCAAAGGGCTCGATAGGTATGGTGAAAAGAAATCAAAGAAATTAGCTGTGGAGATTGGTGGCTTTGATAATTTGAGTAGTGTTTGCGATGCTCATCAGATTGAAGTCATTCTCACTAATCGAAAAATCATGGATTTGGGTATGGGGTGGTCTTCAGAGCCAGACGAGATGAAATCGTATGAAGATCAATATGCTTGGTTAAATACTACACAGGATCCGGTGAAATTTGTCGAACTCGCGAATAAATTAGAAATGACCAAACTTGCCAATGATAGTCACTACTGGCTTAATCCATTTACATCGAAATTGAGTGACGTCATGGCACAATGGTTTTCATAATATGGAAATACGTACGTATCCAATTAACGATTATAATCTTTATGCCTGCAATTTAAAATTGCACATATCAGAGATTCTAGCGTTGCACTATGATAGTGAAGCACTATTTGAAAAACAATTGATTCAGAAAATCAAAGAGCAAACTGCAGAAGTTGCTGAACGCATTAAAACCCAAAAAGAAAATGTTTAGTTCATTTTTTGTACCTCTCTTTAAATCGATTCTATTGCTGGTCGTAGTGGGGTCGAGTATATCTGGTGTATTCTCCTTATTCTTTGACTGGAGTCTGTTAAAATTCAGTATTGCGACGGCAATCGCGATAGTCTTGCAGATCACTGTTAAATGGTATGCGGATCTCTTTCGTTCCTCAAGAATTCAAGAATTAGTTGATACAATGCCATCACCAACAATCAAAATGAATATTGAGTGTGCGTTCTGCAAAAAGCCCAGTATCATTGATTATAATGTGTATGAAGAAGAATACGAATGTGTGCATTGCAAAAATATAAATGCCATTTACGGTAAATTTTATGCTGCTCGCAAGATCGTACCAGTAGATACTTTATTGACTAATCATGAATCCTCAATACAGTAACATCGATACATCAAAATATAGCGAAATGCTTCGTTCAATGGATATTTTTAAATCTTCTTTGATCGACGAAACGCCTGCAGATAGAACCAAAAAACATCTAGTAGAGCTTACCTGCTTTGATAAAGACTGCTATACTGTGGGTGAGATGTTGAGTAAGCAAATATTAGATGCGAGAGACCTTGGCTCGTCGTTAAAGACATTATTGCATTCGATGTTCACAAATGCAGATCCTATGGTTATTGATGAAATAGTATCCGCTGCAAAAATTGACGACCACAAAAAGAATCAAATAATCTCGTATATTGGAGGATTTATTTCTGGCTTAATAAAATAATATATGCTCACGTGCAAATGTATTAAATGCCACAAATACAAACAAAGATCGCAAATAAGCTGGAAACAGGCTACTATTGAGTATGGTGCTAGAGAGCTATTACGTGCAAATTTTATTTGCGGTGAATGTCAGAAAAATCAACGCCAGGAAAAATTCAAATACATGCTCGAGAGATCGAGTGATTATGTGCAGTTGATGCATAAAATCTCAAAAGAGAAACACAAATACGACACTACAAAATACGGATTGCCATTTCCTCAATGCATACAAAAATTTAAAGAAACCATCGACAAATATCTTAGAGAATCGTATATACAAAATTATACTTTTATAGTTGAAAATAACAATTTAACAGGCATATTAGTTAACAACATTCCTTTTATCAAACAAATAATTTTAAAAATCTATGAAAAAACTCCGCAAATACCAAAGGCCGAAACCGAATAAGTTTGAAGATCAAGATGTGCACGTCGTTTCACGATGGCTCGCGCTGATCCGTTCAGTAAATGTCATTTTTGATAAAGCCGATAAATTAGGAGTTCACGAAGATCTTGTTGATTTATCGCCAAACGACATTCAAGATTATATTGATGATATAAGCGGGGATATTTATTTTGAAATTATGGGATCTGGCAACGCCAATAAAATCCGACCATACGCATCTCGTTTGACTGCATGAATTATATTCCTGGTGAAAAGCTTGAAGTGTTGAACGAACGATATTCATCCTTGGGATTTTCGCCTGGGGTATTTATCATACAAAATATCCGTCTCGATAGAGAGACACAAGAAATTGTCTATCGATTTACGAACGGCAAAACCATCAAATTTAAATCCATCCAAGAGGCGGAGGCGATTTTTGATAGAATAAAGGGCGTAGTCCGTGAGATGACTACGCCCTTAGGTGGTGACGGGTATTAATTGAGGTTGAGTATTAGCAGGCGTTTCCAGCACCAAGAGCAGGTGTAAGGCCAGTCGTTCTGTCGAAATCTGTAATGACTTGTGCCCCAGGAACTTTGGATTTATTGATACGGTAGTATTGATATGCCAATGTTGCATTGAATGTCATGACTTCGGCATTGCCGGTCAATTCAAATGACAATCCATTAAACGCTACTGGATATACACCAATCAAATCATAGTATCTTACTGCTTCTCCCTTAATGTTTAACAAGGCTAGCGTAATGATATTTCTGCTATTAGGCACTCCATAGCAGCCCGTGGATGTTCCATCATCGAAGATATCGTAGCTCATTTGCTCGAATGCGTTTCGAATTGAAAGATCACCAGGCAATCTGAATGTAACTTGCCAGTTGTTGCTGTTATCATATTTGGCGTTGCCTGGTACATTAAAATCCAATCCCATAAATGGTGCGGTAACGTTTTGGATAGTCCGGCCTGGCACTGTGGCTGTCGTTAGATATGCGTTTGAAATGCCACCATCTAGAGACGTTAACTCTGCCGCCAGTTTAGATAAAATGCCATCTCCATTGATCGCAGCAATGCGGAAGAGATTTCTTCGCTGAAATCCCTTTCTTTGGATTGTGTCGTAGTAGTCTTGAATACCTTGTGCCATAAAAATACTTATGATTTAACCTTGATTTTCTTTTAGGAACGCATACATATCTTCCAAAATCTCTTCGACTGCGTTGAATTGGTCCATTCTATTTGTTTTAAAATAGCCTTCAAGGAACATAATCATACTTGAGTCTGTATTTTGATTTTTTTGATACTTTTCTCTCAATGATGTTTTCTGTGAGGCTTGGGGGGTATTAGATGCTGTTTTGACATGCATTCTCTCTGGCAAATATGTATTGATGACTGCTTCTCTCTCAGTCAGTTTTGCTGCTCTTGACGCTGGTGGTGCTTCAAACGGATCCATGTGAATAGAAGGTTTGCCAAATACTCTAGCGCCGTAAATTTCATCTAGTTTATTACTCATAGGTTTGAATGTACTTATCTATCTTTGTATACAAAAACTGCATGACCACAATCCCAAATTCTGTCAAATCCATTATTCAACATGTTTTGATACTCCGATAGATTCTCATCATATTCTTTTAAGACCTTGTGTAATCTATGTTTCATAAATCCACTGCGGTGTTTGAGTGTATTGTTGATGACATACCAATAACCTGGTTTGCTGTCATGCTTATGTTTGAATCCTAATTTGTGGTATAGATCACCATTCGAATATCTCAAGTCGGCATAAGTGATGATGTTTTGTGGGTTGTGTGTATTAATGAAATATTTTAGAAGCCTCGAAGCACCACCAATGACAGTGTGGTTTAATTTATTACAAAACCGAATCATCTCCCAATCACTGTAATCACCTTTGACAATTTTACGATGACCAAAAGTCATCATAGATACCAATTGACTGTCATGGTATAGCCCATAAGAAATTTGGCTATTATCGTTTCCTTGTATATGGTTCTCGTCTAGGAATTTGACCTTCTCATGTCTATCAGTTATTTGGTGGATGGTGCACTTTCTGCCAAATATCCTTTTCGAAATACCCAATTTACTATCTATAATAGATTTGACAATTTGTTGCTTTGTTTGCCATTCAGATTCCCATATCTGGATTAATTGAATGTTTTTAGCTTTGCATTCCATATATTTATTACGATGGTAATTTTTGTCTTTTCCATTTGATTCATTGTGCCAATATATGCCATTGCATTCGATTGCTATGTTTTTTGATGGAATAAATATGTCTATTTCTTTTGGTGGTATAACGTCTCTTGAATTATTAATACACTCCAACCCAAGGGTTTTTATGTATTGATATACCTCTAATTCGAATGCACTTGATCGAGGATTGCATTGAGGGCATATAAGTGTGTTTTGCCACTGACCACTCGATATGGATCTGGTAAATTCGTGGCCACATGTCTGGTGCTTAATGTGATGTTTTCCTTCGTTTATGCCGTGGTTGGTAATCAATTCGTAGCCATTGTCTAAAAAATGTTCGGTCACTAATTTAATGCGATTTTTCTTTTTGGACTCTGCTACAAGTTGCTGGGAGCATCTTTTTGCATGGCATGATGAATAGCCAAATTTGCTATTTCGGAAGTTAAGGTGATTACCACATTTATGGCATTTTGGTGGTGTGTGTATGTTATGTATAAAGTTATAAAATACTTGTGACCATTTTATATCATCTCCATACTTAATATATCCGATTTTTAGCAGAGTAGATAGATGCGTACTATGTGTTCTTAGCAACGCTGTATTAAATGTTGAATTAGGTTGCTGAAGCCTTTCGAGGCAGAACGCCATTAAAGCATCATGTGATACTAATTCATGATTTGAATTTAAAATTTCAACAAATCCATTTTTTTTATTCTTCTCTGTGTTAATCTTTCCGTCTTTGCATGATTTCCATTTTGTAGATGCTCTCTTGCAAATGTTGTTTGAGCAAGTTTTTGAATATGGTTTGTTTTTATACCCCTTCCATTTTAATGGCTTATTGCAAGCTTTACATCTTTGCTGAGATGTGGTCTTATTGACGATACAGTAAATTCGTTCAGAACAGCATGCTTGCTCGTCTAGAAATTTGGTCTTTTCTTTTATACTTTGATACAATTCACTAGAATCAAACCCGGGTTGTCTTAGCACAGCACTATTAATGTTACCTGTTTTGGTGTATAATTGTGCTTTTATCTGTTCTATGAGTAATTCA